ACTGAAATTCTCCTTGTATTGTTTCATATCTACAACCAACCGCGTGTCTTGTAGCACTTCTGGTCGGCACGGCGCTCCTTGTTCAAATAGCATTGTGTAATTCAACCCGTCATGCGCGGTAGCTTGAAGACCGTAGCCGTAACGACGCTTGATGAAGTTTGCCACAGCCTCAACATACGTCGCTGAATCATAGACCGGCGAGTCAAAGAACTTCGAATACAGTTTGTAGTGCAGATGCTCTTTGACCTTGGCGCTGTCCACTATGGTCACATACCTGACACCTGAGCGGAACAGCGCGTTGAACAACGGTTGCTCTTTGTCGTCTTGTATCGCCCGATACACCGTCAGCGCGTTGTATTCGGCAAGAACGTAGTCGTACGCGTGTTTCTTCAGAAGCTCAGGGGCGATCAAGTATGAGTCGCCGATGATGGAGATAGCCGATTCATGAACGCATGAGAAAACGTCGATGCTCTCCTTGTCGTGATCAATTCCGATGTGCGTGGTGATGACACGAGACCGAAGGGGAGCTGTGCTGACTCCCATACCGGCGAACACCTCAAGAATGTTCAATGGGTCTGACATGACGAACTGATTCACATACCACACCTGCTCGATATACGTCAGCGCGCACTTAACAGAATCCACCCACCAGTACCTCATGCCGACGTCGCTGGATGAACTCTTGTCCCCAGCAGGGGGAATCAAGAACGGAACCCCCTTGTACGTCACGCACTTCATGTTATTTCGAGTCGCTCTTGCGGGCGGAAACGCGCACGGTCGTGTAGTGGGTTTCTTTGGTGTGGGCCCTGATGAACTGCGGGCTGAGCTTCTCGCGGACGGCTTCCATGTCGAGGGTCTCACGGACGGCGTTGGTGACGGTGACGCGGAACAGCTCACCTTCCTCAGCGGTCACGCCAGACTCAATGATTGCGCGCTTGAGGATTTCTTCTTGCTTCTGAAGGTCGGCGATTTGAGCCTTGAGCTTACCGAGTGCGTCAATCAGGGATACATCAAATTCTTGGGCGATTGCGGTCATGTTAGGTATCCTATTCTCAGTTATGGGTTATACGGCAGGCGTTGCGGGAGGCGTTGCGGGAACGTACTTGAAGTGCTGATCCATGGCGGCCTCTTTGGCTTCCTTGGTCCATTCAACGGAGTACCAACCGTTATCAGAACGCAACCATTGAACTGCGGGCAGCGGGTAAGTCAGAGGAACTTTCTTCATGGTGATTCTCCTATCAGTTATGGGTTATCCAAGCTATGAGGCTATCATAGTGGATTCAATGAGCAAAGGCTAATAGTATTTTATTATTCTCCCATAATTTATACTAATCGTTCTCATGGGTGTCAATCTCCTTCCAGCGCCCCATCATCAAACCTTTGCCGCCGCTGGCCCAGGATAGGCGGAAACCTTGGTACTCCGCGCCTCTGAGCACGTTGATCGCTGTACCAACCACGATGGTTGAGAACGTTCCCCGCCTGGCTATTGCTTTGATGGTGTTCTCCAAGTTGTAGTCAAGGCCGACGCGGGTGAAGATGTCCAACGACTTGAATTTGCTACCTGGCGGGAATTGCTTGAACAACCACTCAAGGAATGTCTCACGCGCCTCGCCATCGTCGTCTAGCACTCTTGACTTCAGGTCTGTGCGCATTGGATCGACGAAACCTGCGGCAACCACCGCCTTCCTCACGAAGCCATCCCACTCAAGAAACCGCGATGGTCCTCCCTCAAACTCCACCGTTGGCGCAGTGATTCCGTTCATGAGAAGCTTCAGCGCTGACTTCAGTATATCGCGTTGCTTGGATAGGACATGTTCACGAAGGCGAGGATACTTGAAGTTCATAGTGCGCCGCCTGTCGAATTCAACGATGATAGACCGCGTTGCTATCTCAGATGACGGAGCCACGTTGATACCGTTGGCAATTATCAGGGTCTTGGGTCGGTAGCAAACTTGGTCGTTGGTGCCCAGCAGCCGGCCAATGAATGATCCTGATGTCAAAAGCTCCGTCAGGGCCTGTGAGTGAAACTTTCCATTCTGATTGTCGAACATCATTACCGACGGGTCATTCATGAAGTACGACACCAGCTGCTTCTGTTGCTCCTCTTCAGTGCGGCCGAAAGCGTAGTTGGTTGTGGTCTTGGTCAACACTAGTTGCGGGATGAACGACCATTCCGTCTTACCGTCCTGAGGGTATGGGGAAGTGGCAATGAACATCGGCGATATGCGGATTGACTTTCTAGCAACCGCGCTGAGCAACGCTGTGACGCTGAGGGACATACCGACATCGCGGTTGTGGAACGGAAAGTCGTCGTACACGTCAATAATGTTTGCCTTGGCATCCTCCAACGACATCTCATGGACTTCCTTCTCAGTGATGCCCAAGTTGTCGCCAATGAACAATCCGCTTTCACGACAGAAGCCTTCGTTGGTTAGCATTTTGCCGGTGGTCAGGAGTAGCGGATACATCACCACGCCCTCCAGTTGCGGCATACCCCAGTTGATAGATGGATCCATCATACGCCTCACGAGCCTCGGTTCAGCCTCTACCAACACGTCTACGTGCTCCTTGCCGTCCGTACGCACGAACTGTATGTAGTGTTCAAGATGGTGAGCGAAAGCATCGTTATTTGGCGCTATCACCTGCACGTCGTTGTACCTGTTACCCTCGCGCTTCACAACGACAACGCCGCGACCGCCGTAGCTGAACATCCGCTTGTCAGCGTCCTTGACGGCGTCTATGATCTTGACGCACTCCTGAACGGCGTCTTCCATACAAACGCGACTGATGTTGATCTTGGGCTTGCCGTCCTTGGCGACCTTACCGCTCTCACTGAACTTGGACGGCAACCATTTCTTGATACGGTCGCATTCCCAACCAAACACCTCCAGCGATGAGAACCCTGCGATGACTTTGCCGTCAGCGACCTTCTTGTACGTATCATCAACTTCTCTAAGACGATCATCTTCACCGTCTTGTTCAGTCAGAAAGCAAATCGCTGAGACCGCACACTTGGTCACCTCAATGTCGATACCAGCCTTGACGAATCCTCCTATGACGCGCAGCATTGCGTCGTGGAATACGCCGGGAGCGATATTGGCATGCACCCAAATGACCGTCATGATGATACCAAGAGCCTGTTTGAGCTCTTTGTCTTCGACAGTCGCCGGGGAGTCGCCTTGCTCTACCCACTCCACTTGAGCGTGGTGCTTGGACGGCGGGAACACTGTTTGGCTGTTTTCGCCACGGTACTCCATCACTTTGACGACAGCGCCGCCTGTCTCTTTCTTGGATAGTCGCCAATCCGCGGAGCTCTTTACATCGCCCTGAACATGGTACAGCCAGTGTGAGGCTATGACGCCGTCGCCCTCATTCTCATACACGCGCCCAAAGCGCCATGAGGTCTTGGGAAGGAACAGCTTTGCTATCTTGCGGGCGACGGGATTGTCGAGGTCAATGTCGACTAGATTGTTACTGACGGAGCCAAGTTGAACGCCGATGTTTGCGAGACCCTTGAATTCATCTTTGGTGAAGGATCGTTCTTGCCATCCTTTGATGCGGACCACCTTGGATCCAGCCTCCACAGGAAGGCATTTGAACCCCATTTGGTTGTAGGCGTCGAATGCATGTTTGATTGCTTCGTTATGCTGTTTGGCTTCGTCAAAACTGATGTTACCCATTTGCGCGACCCTCTTCAATCAGATACTCACGGGAGCCGGTGTTCAACTTTCCAGCAGAAGGTAACGTGCGTCCCACCCATACGTAGAACTTGGTCGCCGTCAAATCGTTGCACACATAATACCACGACGGATTGGATACGTCTAGAGGGCGCAGGTTTCCTTCCTCATCGCGCTTGGAAGCGTACGTTCTAGTCCAACACTCAATAGTGTTATGCTCGCCGTGTTTGATTTCGCCCCGCTTATGAAGCGCTGTTATTAACGCCGCGTAATCCAGCGACGTTTTGGAGTTGGTTTTTCGTTGTAACGCTGTGGCTGTCATGTTGCGCCTCCTTAGAATTGTTCTTTGATGACGTTCATATACTGACCGTCGCGCCTGAGTTTGAGCATGCGCGGAACAGGAAGGCTGTAGCATATCTGCCTTGCTGCTTCGGCGTTATTCGGTATGACCTCCCTACAACCTCTATCTTTGAACCAGCGCTCCGCGTGCCATCGAGCGCCGCCTTTATGCTCCACACATACAAATGAGTTTGCTGATATCGCAAAACCGTCTTCCGTTTCGGTGTCGAACACGGCGATGAGTAGCTTGACGTTCGGCGTCTTGGACGGTCTAACGATGTACTTGCAGCTGATCACTCGCACAGGGAGACCACCTTTGGAGTCCAACATTGGATCAATGTCGGTGAGGGCGTAAGTGCGAGCAGCAATTTTAACCTTGGTCGGGCCTACAGGTTTGAGTCCAGCAGTTTGCGTCTTGCCGTCGGCCATCTGCCGTTGCCATGTCTCCATGACTCCGACACCGCCCAGGCGTTTCAGGTTGCCGACGTAGTCAAGAACCAAACAGTTCTTTTTACCGTCAGCAATACGCATACCGCGCCCCAGCGATTGTATCCAAAGACCTGACGACTGCGTGGGGCGGAGGGCGATGATGGCGTCCAAGGCTGGGAAATCGAACCCCGCGACGAGCACCTCTACATTCACCATGAATCGAACCTCACCAGCCTTCCAAGAAGTCAACTGATCATCTCTATCCTTGCAATCACCAGTGACAATACCGCAGGTTTGCTTTGACATGGTTAAGATGCGTTGAATCGTCTGGGCGGTGGCGACCGTAGGGGCGAACACGAGAACGTGCTTGCGGCCCTTCAGGTGTATTACAGCATGTGTGAGCACTTCAATGAGCCACTTTTCCTCCATGTGCTTGGCCACTGCGCCTTGGCTGAAGTCCCCGGCGGTCTTGGTGATACCCTTCGTGTCTAGCTGCCACGAGGCTTCGAAGCCTACCAGTGGAGCCAACCATCCGTCTTCCACCAGCTCTATGGGGGACTTTTGGTAGCACAGTAGGTCGAACAGCTTTCCGTCTCCGTATATCGCGCCGCCGTCTAGCCTCCATGGCGTGGCTGTGAAGCCTCCTGCGCGAGCTTTGCATGACTCAACGAATGACTTATACATGACGCCCTCGCCATCCGGCGGCACGAGGTGGGCCTCGTCCACAAGGATCAAATCTCGGTCAGAGAATCGCTCACCTTGCCTGTAGATTGACTGTATATTGGCGAACACTACTTGGGGAGCGGAGTTATTCTCACCAAGTCCAGCGCTGACTATGCCGGGAGCGTCATTTGTGTAGCGCTGGTAGGTCTTTGAGTTCTGTTCAACAAGCTCTTGTACATGAGTGGCCACAAGGACGCGGCCTCCGCGGTCAGTTACGCGTTTGCACACATCTGCGATTATGAGGGACTTGCCGGAGCCTGTTGGAGCTTGCACCACAGGATTGAAGCCGGACTTGAGAGCGTCATAGAAGTTATCAGACGCTTCTTGTTGGTATTCTCTGAGTTTCATTAGTGAGGTATCCTCTATGCGGGAGGGTTATTTTAGCGTGTTTTGCGATAGGAAGGCGCTATACGTAGTCACAAATCAATAGGATTACGCCAACCCAAGAAAACAGGATGACGCGGCAAGTCTTTGATACCAACGGGAAAGTATTTGAACTTGGCGAGCTTGCCGATGTAGGATTCTTTGGCTGACCATACCTTGGCGCGCTCTTTGTCATCAAACCCTGTGCCGATGGAGAACACCACGCCGTTCCATTCGACTTGTATGGCGCCAAGGTCTCCGCGGCCAACAAGGTTATCCTGATGTGACGACCGCGTTGAGTATCCCAGCTCATCCACGGTCTTGACGTTGGCGTTGTGCATGCGCTCTTCAAATCCTACGACGACAGCCTCAGCGTCTACAAACCTCTTCATCTTGAGGAGGTAGCCTTCCTTGGCTGTGCTCCGACCTTGCTTGTACAGCGCGTTGGGGTCGCGAAGGATCAAGCCTTCGTAGCCTTCGTTCAACATCCGCTCTTCAAGCTCGATCAGCGTTTGCAGACATGTCACGACATATTGCTCGTGAACAATGACGTTGGCTTGTTGCGACAACCGGCGATGACGCTTGGAGTATGAATCTTGAAGATGTTCCACGTGGTCAAACGCGTAAAACGAGCAACCGTCCTCTTTGTCGAACGACATCACTTGGCTCGCCGTGTCGCGGTAGGCCGACTTTGATCGAGGGTCGCCGGCAATCAACTCTCCGTCGTAATGCTCGATGTGACTCAGGTTTGCCTGCACCCACTTGTTGGGAATAGGCTTGTTGCTGCGGGAGTACACGACGCCGTCTCTAACGATGGCGCGCACGCCGTCTAGTTTGGCGCTGGCCAGCAACGGAAAGCGCAGCTTGGACATATCAGCATCGTCCGCCAGCATTGGTCTGAATACAGAGGAGCTGTTCATATTCTAGTTACCATGGTTAAGGATGGGTGTCAAAACGTAGTGGTTGTCATAGAGGAGCGGTCACAGATAGAACTTGCCGCCGTCGAACCCAACCTCGCCACGCGTCCACAGCAGTTTGGCTGCCTCGGCATAGTCCTTGTGCGGTTGCTGAGGCCTCGGCCCACTCAGACCATCGATGATCTTGGCGCGGGTTGAAGCGAACAGCTTTGTTGCACAGTTTCCTGGCGGCTCCACGTTGTCACGCTGTGGTGGAGGGGTCGGTGTGTCGTCATCGTCTAGGATCAAGGAGAAGGCCGAGGACGGCTTGGTGGCTGGTGTGTGGGGGCTTGTTTGGGTATGGTCGCTGGTTTCCTGCTCGGCGTTGTTCTCGCCCAGTTTAGAAGCCATTCTCGGTGTGTCGAGGACCTGTGTTACAGCGGCCTTTTCTGGATTGACGGGAGTGCCGGAGCCCCAAGTGGACAGACGATACGGCAGGTTGGCGATCTTAACCAAAGCGGCCAACACCTCGTTGGCCTCCTCAGTGCTCGCCACCTCAAGTGAGATGGACAGTTTCATGGGTGGTTCTCCTCAGGCTGCGAGCAGCGCGAAAGCTTCGTTGGCGGCGTTGAGCTTCATGGTGCGGCCTTCGTAGAAGAATGCTGACTCCAAGCGCCGGTCTTTGGTGAGGTCGTCGATCTTGGTGCCGCGCTCGTGATCGACATACTCCGTCACGGCGTTGAGCAGGCCCCAGGCGGTTCCCTTGTAGGAGTCCATAGATGCGCCGATACCTCCGCCGTCGAACAGTGCGTGGACCTTCGCCAGCAGGGCTACGTTACGCTGGTCCTCGACAGGCTTATCCTTGTTGCCCAGCACGTTGATGAAGTACTGGACAGCCTCTTGAGCCGTGACGGTGCGCTGGGTCAGCTTCTGAATCTTGGACGTTGTGTCCTCCCACGCTGCGTCCAACAGGCCAAGCTCCTGCTTCACCTTGATCTCGTTGAACTTGGCGCGGTGATTGACCTTCACTTGACCGCCTGACTCGCCCAACGCCATCTCGATAGTGTTGTTGCAGACAACTCTGGTGGTCACATACCGCGCAATGGTGCTCATGGTGCCGTCACAGGCGGTAGCCAACAGGAGGTGGGCTTTGATGATGTCGTCCTTGCCCAGCTTGGTCTCGTATGGCGTTTTGGCCAAGGCCCAGTACTTCTGACCGTTGAACAGAACCCCTGCGGTCTCCAGCTTGAAGCCATGTACGTCAGCGAGGTCCTTGAAGAACGTCAGGATTTCCTCAGGTTGGACCACTTGATACTTGTCGGAGACAATGGCGAGGGGAGCGTCGGTGTCGCTGCGGTACAGCACGCGCTGGCGGGGTATGATGAGGTGCTTGGCTTTGGCGCCGGCGTTGATAGGCTTGAACTTGGCCTCGCTGGAGTTAATGCTGAAGTTCATGCCGGCCTGAACGCGCCAGGTGTCGATGTCAGCGTCTTCAGTCAGTTGTTGACCGAGACCGTGCCAGGGAGCGGCTCCGACATAGGCCATGGATGCTTGTTGGGTCGCTTCGTCGATGTAGAGTTCGTGGGCCATGATAAGGTATCCTTTGTAGTGAGTGGGTTTGCGTTGCGGTTGGTGTTACAGTTATACGGTGGAGCGGGAATAATGATAGTTGTAGCATTCATCAGCAGCTTGCTGAGCGGTGCGGCCGTAGAACATCAGACCGTTTTGATCTTCAGCGACCCAGTCATTGATCTTCAGCGCGATTTGCTTATCCAGCGGAATATCCTTGAAGGACTGGCTGGCCACTTCATACAGTTCGGCGCGGTAGTTGTTCATTTCAGGCTCCATCAGTTATGTGTTATGTAGACCATTATAAGTCATTCGCTCTGAAGAAGCTATTAAGTAATTTTAATGATGGTGATAGGTCAGGTTAATCACACGTAGGGCAGGTAAAGCTCTTCGCGGGACTCGACCAAGTCCTTACAGGTCTTGACGGTGTACTCATTGCGGGCGTCAAAGTGCTCACGCTTTGCCCACGACTTGATGCACAGCCAAAACAGGCCGAAGGCGAGCTGTTGCAGGGTGCGGTGTTCGCACTGCGTCAGTTGTGAGGCGAAGGCTTCGAAGGCGAGCTTGCTGTGGCGGTTGACGAAGGCGCTCAGGTCTTGCGCAGCCTTGACACCGGCGTCCTTTTGATCTTGTTCGTAACGGAATTGATCGTAGTCCATGATTATCTCCAGTTATAGAATGGGCAGATTTGTGGGCGAGAAGGGTAAGAGTTGGGCGAGGGTTTAGTCATCCACGCCCCTGGTCATGAAATGCTCCCAGCAGGCGTCGTGGAGGCGTTCTTGGACTTTGGCGGTGTCCAGGTAAGCGATGATTTGCTCTTCAGTTACGGTGCAGTCGCTGGAGAGGTCAAACGTCACGTCGGTGATGTCGAGCTCGCTCTCGTCGGGGTAGCAGTCTTCAGGTGGGCCGGACAGCTTGGCGGGCTGGTAGACGGCGTCGTACTCAACGGTCAGGTCAATTTCGTTGCCGTCAAGCTCAATGGTGTAGGTGGTCAGGCTCATGGTCAGGCTCCTGTAGAAGTCATGAATTGGATGGATTAGGCGGCGCAAGTGCGGCAGGACATTTCAGCGAGCTTGGCGATAACAGCGTCCTCACCCATCATTTGACCGGCCCAGTACCACGTCATGCGGGCAGTCTTTTTGACGTACAACTCGCCAACGATGTCGGAGCCACGAGTATACAAGTGGATGCCTGCGGTTTGATAGGGGAGGACGGTGGCGCGGGCAAGGGCAACGAGCGCTTTGGCGGCTGGGACGCCGAGGGGGAGGTCGGATTCAACGGTGGCGAGCTTGGCGAGCTTGTCGGCTTCGTACTTGGCGTCGTTAAGTTGGCGTTGGGCTTGATAGGCTTCCTCCATGACGTCGGTGTATTGAAGTATTTCACGGCCGAAGTGGCTGAGGCTGATGAGGGCTTCGCCAAAGTTCATTTCAGCGTCAAGGTCGCTAGCGACGGCAACGTAGTGGGGGGAGGGGTAGTGGTCGGACAGCGTGGTGAGGCGACCGCCGGAGCTGTGGGACATGGTCACTGCCCAGCTGGACGCGTCTGAGTTGTCGTAGTGGCCTTTACGATCAATGTACAGCGTGATGACGTCGCTGGACCAATAACCATTCACCTTGGCGGTCACGCGTGCGGAGCCACGGCGACCTGCGGCTATAAGGTCGAAGGTGTTGGACGACACGCGGTGGTCTTGGTTGGCGTCGTTGGAGTCGCGGAATTGGGCGACGGGGCAGGTGTGGGTCAGCGGGGTGGCATTCATGGAGTAGCTCCTAGATGGTGTGGTGAGGTGATTAAGCGAGTTCAGGGAAAAGCTCTTTAGCGTCCGGCAGGCAGCTATCCACGTCAAGACCTTCAGCGTGATAGCAAGCTCCGCAACCGTACTCTTCAAACAGGTCACGCACCTTGGCGAACACGGTGGGGCGCGTGTAGTGAAGGCGTTCATCCTTCATAATGGCTATGGCGGAGGCAACGTCATTCAGCCCAAACGTGAATTCGACACTAGTGGTCATCATTTTCAGGCCGTTCATTCGAAGGGTAGCTTTGGGTGTGCGCATGATAGGTATCCTATGGTGGTGTGCTTAGCGGTTATGGGCGTGGTGTTATGTAGACCATTATAAGTGGGTTGTTGGGAAAAGGCTATAAAGTAATTTTTATGAGGCTTGGGTGGCGTGGTTATGGGGAGGTGGGAGGCTTGGGAGGCTTGGGAGGCTTGGGAGAGAGTTATATAGTTGAAGGTCAGGTTACTAACCGGCAAGTTGATTTAGGTTATAATATGTGTGTAGTGTTAATTAACCCTAAGGAGATAGTGATGACCGTTGTAGAACGAGTTCAGTATGCTGTTTATTCAAAAGTTCCGACATTCATTTTGTTGGATGTGATAGAGGCGTTGAAGGTCGCGAACACGCCTGAAACTAAGCACGCGGCGGGTCGCCTTGCTGAGTTCATCGGCGTTGTTCCGAAAACCTCAATAAGCACTCGAGTCAAAGACAAAGACATAAGTCGTCTGTATGATGACGTGCTGCGGGTGTTTGGGTATGACCGTAAGTTCTATGCGGCGGAGGCGGTGGAGGAGAAATGCGGGCCAGCCTATGTCTATCAGAACAAAGGTGTCGAGGCGCTGCGTATGGGTATGCTCCTCGGTGATCTTAAGAAGGAGGGTATGATGAGGTGTAGGTCTGCGGGACAGGGCAAGTCGAAGTGGTCAGTCATCAATCCTGATGATAAGGATTGAGTAGTCAAATGTGGGGGGGGGCAACATGGGTTGCTCTATTGAGGCTCTCCCCCGATATATTCTGAGTTTCTTACTTTCTTCACCGAAATCTTTCGAAGTTAGCACTTGCTAACCACTTTTTCTACTCCCTTTTTTCTCTTTTATCTAGAAGAAACAACCTATCCTAAACAACCTAAGAGGAGTATGGCCTCTAAGAGTAAAATGGGTTCTCAGGGTGCCTTCTCACGAGGGTGGCAGATTTTAGAATAACCCCCCAGTAAGATAGGGTTATCAGCAGGCCGCAAAAGGGATCACAGATTTACGCGACCATGGATGGCACCCTATTTCACCCAGAGGGTAATGGGGTGGGTCACGGAGACCTTGCTAGCCCTACCCTTCTTCGGGACACGTGCGCTAAGGTCTTGGCTCTAGCAGGCCATCAAATCGTAAGTGGTGTGACGCCGATAAGGAATTTGGATAAGCCGGGGGCAATAACCAAACCGGCTTCGCCGGAGCCACAGACGGAAAGAACTGACGTTAGCACTTGCTAACCGCGACCAACGAGAAGCTCCGCAGACGCCCTCAAGAATCCCTCTAATGATAGCGTGTGGCTCAGGACGCGCTCGCCCAACGAGCAAATATTAGAGAATAACGGTCACGGAGATGACTGCGGAGGCAGGGTTCCCGTGGTCCCGGTACGCCTGGCGTAGAGCACTAGTGCGCCGAGACCGTTGGTACGCCAGGAGGCAGAGCGGCCTGGGCCGGCTGGGCGCTTCGGGAGGGCCTGGCTCCTGGCGGGATTGCGGGGTGTGGGAGCGGTAGGTCCTTTATATGAGTGAGGTCGGCCGGTCTGTAGAGCAGGAGCGCTGCGGCCGAGGTCGGGAGGCGAGGGTCGCGAGGTCTACTGACGCACAGCGGCTCCGCGCCCTTCGTCTGCCTGAGGTCGGTATGCCGTCTGTCGCAGAGGATAGTTAGTGCTTACTTTCCTTCTGGTGAGCTGTGGCTCGCGTAGCGACAGACGACAGGAGGGCGAGGGAGCGAGTCGCGATGGCACGATGGCGAGGTCGGGAGAGCAGAGGCGAGGCTCGCGAGCCCTGTAGGAGCCAGGGCCAACGAGGCGAGGGAGAGCGAGGCGATCGCTCTGTGAGCTGTCATGGGAGGCAGAGAGCGGAGGAGAGGGCAGGAGAGCTGGCCGATGGTGACTGGTTTTTGTTTTGGCTTGGGGACTCCTTTAATGCTGCGCACTCACAGGCATACGGTATGGGAATCTGAAACCCACACCCACCTCCGAAACACACCCCAGATTCCAGCGCCACCTCCTGCCAGACCCCGCACATCACACACACATCAAAAATAAGCTATACTAGTCGCATGATACTCGCTCCCGACAACACAGGTTACCCCGCCGACGACGAACGCTTCGAGGCTATCCCGTCAGACCTCACGCTCGAACAATGCCTCTCGTGGACCAGCGACTTTCCTCCAAGCCCAGTGATGGCGCAAGCCAACCAAGAAACTTACCCTGACTTTGTCAAGCGCCAGACGACTTACGCTGCTTACCGCAACGACGTTATTGCCCAACGTGACAAACTGAAGCGACAACTGAACCAACTGACCATACCGCCAGTGCCTGTTGGAGACGACATCAGCGCCGCAATCAACTGGATCCAGACGACAGGCAAGACTCCTCTGGAATACCTGACCACCGTCTACCGCGACACTAGCCAACAGACCGGCCACCGCATATCCGCGGCGTCCAAGCTCATGGAATATATCCACCGCCGTCTCCCCCAAACTCTCGATGCGGCTACTGCGACTGTGTCGGTGAAGAGTTTTGACCCTGCCTCAATCAGAGCATTGTCCGAGAAAGAGCTTGTGGCGCTAGAGAAGTTGCTAGAGAAAATGAAGTGACGCGATACAGGTTATAATAGCCTCACGGCAAGGAGCCTGCAGCTCCGGAGGGCCTCATCCCCCTCCTGCCGTGCCTCCCTATGGATGACACTTGATGAGGTGTATGATGGACTATCAGAAACATTATTCTATGCTCATAGCAAAAGCTAGAGGTAGACAGAAACCATCCGGCTATACCGAGCGTCATCACATTACTCCTCGCTGTATGGGAGGAAATGACGACCCTTCAAATTTGGTCGCACTCACTGCTAGAGAGCATTACGTGGCGCATTTGCTATTGGCTAACATTCACGACCATAACGGATTAAGATATAGCGTTTTGATTATGGGAGGGTTACGTAAGATAGTGTCTAGATCATATGACGCTATACGAAACAAAGTTGCTAACTTAATGAGAGGTGAGGCCAATAGGTGCTACGGTAGATACGGTGAACGGCATCCGGCGTATGGTAGAAATCACTCTGTTGAGGATAAGGCCAAAATAGCAAAAGCTCTAACAGGTAAAACATATAATGTAACTGACGAAAGTAGAGAAAAAGCTAGAGTTTGGGCAAATGATAACAACGGGCTAAAATCATTTAAAGGTGGTAGAATAGGAGGGGAGGTAACCTCTAGACAACGATACCGATGCCTTACGTGCGGCCTTGTATCTTCTCCTGGACCGATTGGTAGACACTTAAAAGATACCAAGCATCTTGGTAGAGAATTGGTATCCAAATAACATGACCATCATCCTCCCCAACGCCGCTCCCGACCCTCCCCGACGTAAGCCCGGACGTCCCCCAAAGCTCATCACCTCCCTCGCCTCGCCTACCGACACCGCGCCGAAATACCACAACGTTCTACGCGACGTCGTCAAGGAGGCCCTCCTGGCGAAGGCGGCTGAATCCTCCCTCATCGAGTTCGCTAAGCAATCCTTCCCACTCATTGAGCCTGGCCTGGCGTTCAAAGACAATTGGCACCTGCGCGCAATCGCCGACCACCTTGAAGCCGTCTCATCCGGCGAAATCCAAAACCTCATCATCAACATTCCTCCTGGGTGTTGTAAATCCATCCTCGTCTCCGTAGCGTGGCCAGCGTGGGAATGGATCAACAATCCTGAACTGCGATGGATGGGGGCGTCGTACGGCGTAGACCTCGCAATTCGCGATGCTGCCAAATGCCGCGACATCATCACCAGTGAATGGTATCAACGCTACTGGCCACAAGTCGCCATTCGCGCCGGTGATGACCAGAAGACGAAATACTCCCTCACCTCTGGCGGTTGGAGAATGGCTACCAGCGTCGGTGGCCGCGCGACTGGCGAACACCCAGACCGCAAAATCGTAGACGATCCGACCTCTGCCGGACAAGCTGACAGCGAAGCTGAAAGAGAAACTGCTAATCGCTGGTTCACACGAACACTCTCCACGCGCGGTGAGTCCCGCGGAGCCAGAACCGTCGTCGTGATGCAACGCCTACACGAAAAAGACCTCACTGGCCACATACTGTCAGAACTTCACGGCTACGAACATCTATGCCTACCCATGGAGTACGAAACCTCCACCAAAAAGCATATTACTTCGATCGGTTGGGAAGACCCGAGGCAAACGGAGGGCTCCCCGCTATGGCCCGAAATGTTCCCTCCAGAATCTGTCACCAAGCTCAAGCGGTTACTTGGGGAATATGGCACGGCTGGTCAATTACAACAAAGACCCGCACCTGCCGGCGGTGGTATTCTGAAGGTCGATCACTTTCAAATGTGGCCCACCAAAGACGACCTTCCCCTCTTTGAGTACGTCGTACAATCCTACGACTGCGCGTTTACCGAAAGAACCTCCGGTGACCCGACGGCATGCACCGTATGGGGAGCATTCACTCACAAAGGTGTCAAAGGCGTCATGCTCCTAGACGCATGGTCAGATTACCTCGGCTACCCAGCAATGCGCGCCAAGGTGATTGCCGAATGGCACTCCATTTACGGAAAGCGTGGCCAGAAAGTTGAGAAGAAAGCCGACGTCGTACTCGTCGAAGCGAAGGCTTCCGGCCAATCCTTACTCCAAGACCTCCGCCAAGCGCAAATACCAGCCATACCGTACAATCCCGGCCACGCTGATAAGATCTCTCGAGCCCACCAATGCGCTCCCATCCTTGAACTCGACGTAGTCTGGATACCAGAAAGCAAGAAGAATCCCGGTGAGTTTGTCAGTTGGGCGAAGCAATTCGTACTTCAGTGTGAGCAATTCCCCAACGCCGAACACGACGACTACGTCGACACCGCCACTCAGGCTCTGATACTCCTTCGCGACCAACGTCGTTTCGAACTTCAAGAAGCTCCGCCGGACTACGAAGAAAACGATCATGACTACGTCAAGAATCCTATCCATCGTGTGAATCCTTACGCTCAGTAGCGAATCACGCTATAATATTCCGTATGGGATCCCTATCATCTCTCGCATACTGGATCAACACAGCCAAGAAACTCGCCGCTCCTGTCGAGGGTCGCATCACTCATAACCAGTGGATTCGCAACCCTGAGAACGCTGCTAAGCTCGGCGTCACCGTTGAAGAAGCCGCCAAAGCTCATCCAGACCTCGTAACAATCCGACAACTTGGTCGCAATACCGACATCAATCCGATGGCTGACGGCGCGATGACAGACCAACAACTCCGACTTATCACTGAGATGATTCAGGGTATGCAAGACCTCAATCCCTCTACCGCCGTGCGCGTCGGTGACAGTGTAGGAAATCTATACAAATCCCCATCCATGATGGAGTTCCTTGGCGCAGAGCGCGTCAAAGACTTGCCTCAGGGGTGGAAGGACGGAGGAGTGGCACACCTTGGCGCTGGTGGAAACAAGTTCAAGCCGATAACCGGCAACACGCCTCGTATGCTACGGGACGCGCAGGTCGATCGCTCCGTCATGGACGGAAACCTGCCCGACCCCAACGATATGTCGACCGCCGACAAATTGATGTTCGCAGCGTCGTTAATTCCCGCAGGACGAGGAGCTCTATCGGCGTACAAAGCGTTGAGCCCTCTAGCCAAAACAGCCGCGACGACGGTAGGCCCTGCTGCGGCGTTCCAAGATCCAAGTATGCTGATCCCCAATCCTGCCGCCGCCCTTGGCGCCATGAGCGGAGATGCGGACGCAATGTTCGTCGGGCCTAAGACGCTGAGGGGTGCGGACTACATCATCGATGCTGCAAAACGCATGATGTCGCAAGGGATGAAACCGCAGGAAATTTGGAAAGAAACTGGTGAGCTTTTCGGTAAGCCTGCGATGCATCTTCCTTGGGAGGGTCGGTGGGTTGTTGAAGTTCCCGACGATGCAATGAAATTGAAGGTAAAGAACACTGGGTTCTTCGGTAAAGACTTGGACGAAGTTGTATCTCATCCTGATTTGATTCCGACTCACAGTTCTAGGAATTGGCCTGGTGACTTTGAATTGGCCCGCACCAACACCTCACTCAAAACGGCAACCGATATGCCAAGAGGCGGCTCTTACAATAGAGACATTGGTAATATAAAGGTTAGAGGATCTGATCGCGATGAGGTGTTCAACACCCTCAGTCATGAAATGCAACATCGCATCGACGATCTTGAAGGCGGATCTTCCGGTTTCAGCCGCTCACGCGGTAAAGAAATGGTTGATCAACATCTTGCTGGAAATTCTGAAAAATTACCCATCGGGGCGCAAGTTCTCATCGACGAGTATTTGAGCGCAGGTATTCCGCCGGCATCTATTCCGAGAATGCTATACGACTCCGCCGGCGGAGAAATTTTAGCCAACATGACGGCGGCGCGACTTCACGATCCGATAGAGAAACGCATACGCAACTACCCTCTGGATCTTTTGCCTCCACAGCGGCTTAAAGATGCGTGGGTGCCAAACGAGTCCATTGTCGAGAAAGCAGACGGCGGCTCCGTAGATCGCAGCCCTCGCATATACACACCAACTGACGGCCCCCCGACTACGACGGGAACGCGTGGATTAACGCGTGGATTACACGACATACTGCAGGCCATGAAGGAGTACCACGCCAATGCCTAAGATTTCCGATGAGACCGCTGAGCGGTCTGCTACATTCAACTCTCTCGCCATGGACTCTCCCCCCGGCGTGACCGAGCTTGCGGATGGTAGCGCTATCGTTGAGTCTCCTGACTCCGAAGCCGTCGACTTTTCCACGGAGTTTTCCGCCAATCTTGCCGAAAGCCTGACGGACTTTGACCTCAACACGATTGCCTCAGACCTCCTTGAGCTGATTGAGAAGGACAAGGAAGCTCGCAAGGAGCGTGACAGACAACAAGAAGAAGGCATACGTCGCACTGGTTTAGGCGCAGACGCCCCTGGCGGAGCAACATTCG